CAACCTTGCAAACCCAACTGATGCTTACTTCGGTTTCCAAACCACACAGACTGCAGGCGGAACTGTATTCGATACATCCAACATTGACTTGCTTCGTCCTCGCGGCGGCATTGTCGCAAACATGTTCGCCGGCGCGACCGGAAGTGTCAGAGCAGAATCAACACAGTTCACCTTAGATGATATCTCGGGGTCCGGCGTTTGGTCAGAAGGTTCTTACGCCACGGATTCTCTAACATTTGCGGCTCCTATTTCAGGCGTCCTAGATGCCGGATATGATCGCTTTACCGTACCGGTATACGGCGGCTTCGACGGAACTGACATCACTCAGATGGATCCATTTGCGAACGCAACCATGACTGGCTCTCCTTCTGATACAACTAGCTATGAGTTCTTCTCAATCCGTAAGGCAATTGATTCCGTTGCAGACCCAGAGGTGGTAGAAATGAACTTGGCTGCTATCCCGGCTCTAACACAGGAAGGACTTACAACACACTTGGTAAGAACTTGTGAAGACCGTGGTGACGCTTTGGCTGTTATTGATCTCCCAGATTCCTTCCAGCCTCGTGAAGAGAGTACAGAGGTAGCTCGTCTTAACACACAAAGCACCATCACGACACTTATCAACGGTCTCCGTTCGCGAGGACTTAACTCCTCATACGGTTGTGCTTACTACCCATGGGTCAGAGCTAGAGACACCATCAACGGTGCCTTCCTTTGGCTCCCACCATCTGTAGCAGCTATTGGTACATTCTCAAGCTCACAGCGTAAGACACAGGTTTGGTTCGCACCAGCCGGTTTCAACCGTGGTGGACTCACAGAAGGTTCCGCAGGCATTCCAGTTGTTGATGTAGCTCACCAGCTTCGTCGCAAGGATCGTGACGATCTTTATGGGGCGAACATTAACCCAATCGCTAAGTTCCCATCTGAGGGTGTTGTAATCTTCGGTCAGAAGACACTACAGGTTACACCTTCTGCTTTGGATCGCATCAACGTTCGTCGTCTAATGATCTTCGTTAAGAAGCGTATCTCTCAGATTGCTTCCGGGATTCTCTTCGATCCAAACGTTAAGACAACTTGGACACGATTCACTTCCCGAGTTGAGCCATTCTTGGCTGATGTTAAGACAAACTTTGGTCTCTCTGATTACAGAGTTGTTCTTGATGAGACAACCACAACTCCAGATCTTGTAGATAGAAACATTCTATACGCACAGATTTTCTTGAAGCCAACAAGAGCAATCGAGTTCATTGCGATTGACTTCAACATTACAAGAACCGGAGCATCGTTTGACGATTAAATAAAAGTGGGGGAGTTCCGACTCCCCACACTAATTAACTTAGACCTATCAGGAGATAACAACAATGGCCTTTTGGACAAGCGCACTTTCAGAACCAAAGAGACAACATAGATTTATTCTAAGATTCCCAGAACTTATTACAGGTGATTTTGCTTACGCAGAATACCTTGCTAAATCTGTTACAAAACCTTCGTACACAGTTGGTACAACAGAGCATAAATTTTTAGGAAACACTTATTACTACCCAGCAGCAGTTACTTGGAACGAGGTCACTGCCACTATTGTTAACTCCGTAGCTCCAGATGGCAATGAGCTTCTTTACCAAGCTCTGCAGCAGATGGGTTATCTAAAGCCTGACATTCAGGAAGACGTTTTCCTACAGAACCTTCCAGCCTCAACACCAAACAAGCAGGCTGCGTTAGCTGCACTTGGTCAGGTTCAGTTTGAGGAGCTTTCCGGCGAAGGTGGCACACTTGGAATTTGGAAGCTACAGAATGCTTTCATTACAAATGTAACTTTTGGCGATTTAGATTACGCAGGCGAAGAACTTCTAGATATTACAATTCAAATGCGTTACGACTGGGCAACTTATGAGGTTGGACAAGCCACTAGAGCTTTAGCTAATATTCGATAAAAGAAAGAGACGGTGATTTTTGAGTAGAAATTCAAACAGACAGGGGGCTCCAGAAGGACCCCCCGCACCACTACCACAAGCACAACAAACACAAAACTTATTTTCATTCCCGACCCCAACGGAGTTCGTTGAACTTCCTAGTAAGGGGCTTTTCTATGGCGAGGGGCATCCACTGCAGAGTGCTCAAACAGTAGAAATCAAACACATGACAGCGAAAGAGGAAGATATCCTATCTTCCGAGACTTTAATTAAAAAGGGTCTTGTTATGGACAGGCTCTTAAAGTCTGTACTGGTTGATACAAATATCGATCCTAACTCTTTACTCATAGGCGATAAGAATGCGATCGTTATGGCTATTAGAGAAACCGGATTTGGTTCGCTTTATGGGACAAACGTTACTTGCCCTGCTTGTGGAACATTAAATGAGAAACAATTCTCCTTAGAAGGCAAAGAAATCAAGCAATCCAACTTGCTTGATGATGTAAAGCTTCTAGAGAATGGAAACTTCTTATTAACCTCTACAGATTATAATCCAGAGATTACCTTTGAGATTAGACTTCTGACCGGTAAAGATGAACAGAGAATTTTGAAGCATGTTGAAGGTCGTAAAAAGCTTAAGCTTGAAACAGGACCAGTAACAGAACTACTAAAAAACATTATTGTATCTGTTAATGGTATCTCACAGCCAAGCGCGCTCCAAGAGATTATCAGTCAGATTCCTGCTGCTTTATCAAGAAAGATTCGTAAAGTATACGAAGAAGCAATGCCAAACATAGAACTAAAAGCTGACTTTACCTGCGACAACTGCTCCCATACAGAGCGCTTGGAGGTGCCGATCAACGTCGACTTTTTTTGGCCTAAACTCTGATTACCAAGCGACTCTGTACGAAGAGTTTTTTATTCTTAAACAACATGGGAACTGGTCTTTTTCGGAAGCCTATATGTTGCCCACTGGTTTAAGAAGGTGGTTCCTTTCTCGTTTGGCTAAACACTTCGAAGAGAAGAGTGAAGCGGAAGAGAAAGCAATGTCGACATCACGATAAGTGCGCCTTTTTCTTTATGCTACTATTTAGATAGAAGAGGTTTGCCCCATGAGTGAAGAGAACATCGTTATTGATTTAAGTGATAAGACAATCAATGAAAGATTGTACACAGATTTTTCCTATAAGGTTAATCGCATGCTGTTGGATTTATACCACGCCGGCGCCGATATTAACCCAACCATTCGTGGAACACAAGCTCAAATAGAATCTTTCTTTAAAGCTCTTCGTGGCGAAAAAAGATATATGGATTCGTATATAAAGCACGGCTTGGGTGATTCCAGAACAATGATGAACAGAAGAGACCTTGACCGTGCCGTTATGGGCTTTGAAAGAGAAACAGGCTTACGGTGGCCATTTAAAAATTAGGTGGCTAGATAATGTCTGAAGTTACAGATCTCACAGCAGCGGTCGAAGCTTTAACCGCCCAACTTAAAAGCGGCGGAACCACAGCTGCAACACGAAAAGCAGAAAGAATTGAAGATCTTAAGGAGCGCAATGAACTTCTGGGAAAAGAAAAGAAGCTTATTAAAGAGATAGCTAGAGATGAAAAGGAAAGAGTTAAACTTGAAAACGAAAACAAACTTGAGCGACTGAAGAACACCAAAGAGCTTCTCCGATTGGGTATTGACGATGACGAACAGCGAAAACAGGCTGTTAAGGATGTCGTAAGATTATCCAACGAGACTGAAAAGTATACCAAGACCGTTGACAAATCCACAACTGCACTGAAGAGACAGAAAGAGGCATTTAAGGCCGGCGTTGGTGAAGCCGACAACCTGCTTAATCGCTTTCTTAGCCTTTCAGGCGAAGGAGCAGCGTTCTTTAAGATTATCGGTAACGGAACCACAAGTTTAGCTGGGTTTGTTACGGGATTAGCTAAAAGCGTATTCACAGGCGACCTACTTGTTAAAAGTTTTCAGAAGTTAATTGGCAACTCTATTAACTTTGCTTTTGAGCTTGATAGACAGAACGCTCAATTTAAAGCAGCAACTGGTGCTGGTAATGAGTTTTCCGGTGTCATAGATGAGGCTGGAAGCAGATATCTTACATATGGCATAAATGCCCAAGATGCCGGCAGGGCTACACAAGCTTTATTCGGAAGTTTTAGAGACTTTACCAACCTTTCAGAGTCCGAGCGAGCCAACATAGCTGCAACCACTGCAACATTAGAAAAGTTTGGTGTTTCCTCGGCTCAGACAGGACAAATCTTAGACCAAGCAACAAAGTCCTTATACATGAACTCGCAAGAAGCTGAGCTTTTAACCAGACAAGCCGCGACGTTGGCCAGAGACATTGGAAAGCCAATATCAGAGGTTGCCGGAGACCTCGCCTCCGCTGCTCCTAAGCTTGCTTTCTACGGTAAGCAGATGTTCGATGTGTTCGCACAGCTAGAAAGGCAATCAAAGGCTACAGGCTTGTCAGTGGATTCTTTACTTGGGCTGGTCGGTGAGAAGTTTGATACCTTTGAGGGCGCCGGACAAGCCGTAGGACGCCTTAACGCCATCTTAGGTGGACCTTACCTTAACTCTATTGATATGCTGAATGCCTCTGAGGCTGATCGTCTTGAGATGATTAAAGAAGCTATTAAGGCTGGCGGTGTACAGTTTGATCAGTTAAACAAGTTTGAACAGAAAGCATTTGCTTCTGCTATGGGAACTGACGTTGATACACTGCGTAGGTCTCTAAATGAGTTGGATCCAGAAGTTCAATTGCAAGCCATGAGCCAAGAACAGTTGGCAAAGCGCGCCGGTGATGCCCGAGACATAATGACTAAGCTAACAGATGCAATCAACAGTTTAATTATTAAAAATAAGCCATTGATAGATTCTATTGTAAAGGGTGTAGATAAATTCTCGGATCTTGTTTTCCAGATAAACAAAGGTGATAAGTCTATATTT